ACTGCAGGTCGGTGATTGGCTCGGCTGGTATTTCCGAGATAACTTCAATCCCGAACGGCGCACACAGCGAGTTGATGATCTCGAAAGCGGTTCGTCCCCGGAATTGACCGCCTTTAATGTCAGCGGAGCAATCGATCAGATCGCCGGATTTCGCGCGTCCCGTTGTGTCGATCGAATGCGTGCTGGCATCATAATTGACCGAGAAGGTGTCGGTGTAGCCGCTGATCAGAAGTTCTCCGTCAATCAGGATCTGGCACTCCGCGCCAGCACCGATCAGCCATGGCTCATTCCGACCCGGCCAGCGTTCGGTCAGGCCGAGCGCAAAGCTGGATGCAGCTTGCTCCATGGCCCGCACGACCTCGACGTTCGTCCAGCCAGAAAAACGGACACCGTCCACCAGAAGTTCCAGCGTCATTTCGAAACCACCCGACCGGAGGTCGGCAGAAACAACGGGTGGTTCGCGCCAAGCTGATCGGCGATCTCTGCACTGCGCGCCGAATCTGAGTAAAGCTGCCACGCAGCGACGACAGCCGGAACAGACCGCGCCGGTTGCCAGGCAATCATTGGCGCCAGGCTGGCACCACGATCGGTGATGTCGCGCAGTGCCGCAGTTGCCACGCGCTGCAGCGCAGAGAATGCGGTGTCATCAAAGCGCGACGCGGCGTTCTCGATCCCAGCGTCGAACTGATCGCGCAACTGGTCGCGTTGAACAATGGCTGCACCTTGGTTTGTGAACTGCAACACAGAACTGATCGCTGCAATTTCCAGCAGGGCTGCAGTTTCGATCGCACCGGACAGCGCGCTCAGCGGGGCTTGTGTGCGCACGGACGGTGTCGCCGGGGCAACGACGCCCAGCAACGCCGGAATGCGCTCAGCGGCCAATTCTGGTGCAACAGAGTCACCTAGGGTCTCGACCGCCGAGAAGATGGTCGAGACCACCGTGCCATTCGCAAGCTGCGCTGCACCGTCAAACCCAAGTGCCGCAATCAACCTGTCGAATGACGCGGCATAATCGGGCAGCAGGAAGCGCGGACGCAAACCCTCGATCGCATCCGCGACACCTGTCACAAAACCTGTGACCTCATTCAGCAGGTAATCCGGCAAATTGACGACATCGACCAGCAGCTCGAAGTGCTCGATCAACTCAGCGCGTGATTCATCGATATCGGCCTGGAGGGTTGATGCGGTGTCCATCTTTGCGGATGGCTCGACGATTGCGCCTGCTTCCGAGAAGTCGATCGCGAACCGGAACATCCTGCCTTCGAGGAAGGAATCGGTGACGTCACATCGGTTACAGACAACGACGATTTCGCCCCGCACCGGATGAACCAGCTTGCCCGGTCCCTTTGCTTCGCAGGCTTCGATCAACGCGTCGCTTTCGGTAATCGCGTCATCGCCGAGAATGAAGCCGGTGATTTTGAACGATTGAGCACGGCGTCCCAGATCCTCTGCGAGCGGAGTGTCGCGGTCTGGGTATTCATGCACGACATTTCGCCGACCATAGCCCGCGCGCGTCGTTTGAATATTGAACGGAACGCCTCGGAACGAAGCTGGCTGCAAGTTCTCTGGCCAGTTCATCAGTTCGCTCCGATCAGATCTGCATCGGTGCGTCCGGTACTTGCACGAACATTCCCAGAGCTACGCAACCTCGTGCCAGGCACCGAGGTTCCTTGATCGGCTTTCACCCGAACTTCGACATTGACGGTTCCATCTGCAAAGTTGCGTCCGCCGTTGGCACCCGCCGTCATCGGACCCTCGACTGCTGGCGCGGCCCTGGTCGTGCCACCACCGAACATGGATCGGATTGGGACATTCGTCTCTGCTGCCTTTTGGTTGGCTGGCATTGGCCCAACGGAGATCGACGATGTAATGTCAGAAACTGCCTTTGCGCTCGACGTAATCAAATCGACGATCGGCTTGATGACCTTCCATGCTTCTTTGAAAGCAGATGACACACCGGACAACAGGGTTTTGAACACCAGCTCAGTGCCCTTCCAAGCACCTGTGATAACCCGTGCAACGTCGCTGAAATTGGCACCGAACGTATCGGTCAGATAGGTTTCAGTTGACTTGAACAGTGCCTCCACATCACTCCAAAGATCAGTGAACCACTTCTTTATCGGATCCCAATTCTCATAGATGACATAAACGGCAGCGCCGATCGCGGCTACTGCCAACCCGATCGGGTTGGCGAGCAGCACCACGCCAAGCTTCGCGATGACGCCAGTGACCGCGACGATTGCGCCAATCAGTGGCCCATTCATCACCACGCCGAGACCGATCAAAGCATTCTCCCAGCCACCAACAAACTCGACCGCCCCTGTGATCGCCGTCACCACGCTTTCAACGCCGTTAAGGAACGCCGTGAAAGAAAACCCGGCAAGAACCTCGCTCAGCTTACCCGCAATACGTTCCATGCCCTGCATGGCCTCATCGCTCTGCGTGAACTTGGCGACGCTTTCCGTGATGCGCTCCAAGAACGGCGTCAGTGCCGGGATGATCTTGCTGCCGATCAGATTGCCAAGACCGCCGAGCGCGGTTTGGAAGTTTGTGACCGCGTCGCGATACGCCTCCGCATCACGTGCAGCTTCGCCACTCATGACGCCGCCAAGATCTCTGATCTCCTGACGTAAACTGTCAACGGCACCGTTACCCTCGGACATCATGTTGACCATGCCCAATCCCGCCCGACTAAACGCTGCGGAGGCCAAAGCTGCGCGATCCTCCTCGGATTCCAGATGCGACATCGCAAAGGTCAAACGCCTGAAAGCTTCCTCGGTCGAATCCGCCGCCAACACGTTCTTACGAATCGACGGGTCGAGTTTCTCCATGAACGTGAACAGCGAGCCGGTGCCTTGTTTTGCTTCGCCAAGACGCTTTGTGAACGCCGTCATCGACTGGGTGAACGTGCCTTGCGCAACGCCGGAGCGCTCTGCTGCGAATTGCAGCTCCTGGTAAGTTTCTGCCGACAACCCCATGAGCTTTGCGGTCTTGGCAAACTGATCACCAGCTTCGGAATAGCGCTGCGTGAAGTTGACGATTCCCGCCACGCTCAGACCAGCAGTGATGGCAGTCAACGGACCCAACGCGCCCGCAGCTTGTCCGCGCAGACGCCCCAGAGAACGACCCAGCCCGTCGATGCCCAGCGAGCGCGACAGGTTGATCCGCGCACGCTTCAACCGTTCGATCGGCGCAAGCGTGCGACGGATGTTCTTGTTGATGTTCTCAAGAGGGCGTGACACGCGATCGGTCATGCCAATGAGAGCGCGAACGCTGAAGCTCATATGCTGGCTTTCAGTTTGTGGATTCGGTGCGCCTGCTCATTCCAGTAGAGCAGGTCGGCGACGGTCAGGTGGTCCATCTCGGACGGCTGAAAGTGGAAAAAGAAGGCGACCTCGGCGTTCAGGTCGCGCCAGTTTTGGGGTCGCTCGGCATGAACTTTCCCAGGGCTTCACTGATCGCCTCCAAATCGATCGAGCCGATCATTTCAGCCTGAACAGGATCGAGTTCGGTGCAGAGAGAGATCAGCGTGCAAAGCTTCGCCATTTCACCTTTCACACCGTCAAGCTTCTTCAGATCACCAAGCGTTGGCGCTTTGAACTCCAACTCGGTGATGACCTCTTCGCCGAACTCGATCGCCTGCTTGAGTTTCACAGTTTCAACCATCACCGGATCTCCTGCGCACGCTTTGCTTCAAAGCGAACGGTCATCCGAGCATCGGCAACATTCAGCTCGGGCGTTTTCATCACCCACGCTTCCTGGAAGGCGTAAACCTTCCCGTTGTTCAGTTCGACGGTGATCGTCGCATCGCGGATTGCGCCAAGTTCTTCCAGCGACAGGCCACCGGAATCGCTGAGATCGGCTTCCAGAAATGGAACCGTCGGTTTTTCGGTATACCCGTGGACGCCGTCCATACCGGACACCGATTCCTGTTCAGTGCCTCCGGTGTAAACCGTCAGGTTCCCATGTAGATCATACTGCTTTCCATCGGCCTTCAAAAAGGCACTGCCACCAAGTGCAGCCATGATGTCTCTCCTTGCGTTGTCAGGTCACTTTCGCGACGCGCGTTGATTGCGTTGGGCGGGATCAGGCCGCTGTCGGGTACTGCAGACGGAACTGCGCCAGCAGAGCGAAAACACGAAGCTGGTTGATCAGATCGGGCGCGAACAACACATCCAGGCGGTTCGGGTCAGCACTCCGCTCGACAATCAGGTTCGCCTTGAACGCAGCCATGTTCTCGACAAGCCCTGCCGATTCCATCACGCCATACTGATTGATCAGTTCGGCCTTGATGACGCTTGGCGTCACGATCGCAGATCCAGCACCAAACCGGGTGCCGTCATTCGCCAGTTTGTGGCGCGCATACTTGGTCGTGATGACCTGGCGCAGTCGACGAATGATTTCCATCAACTGATAGGCCGTCTGCACATCCAGAAAACTCGGGTCGTCCTGGCCGAATGCATTTTCCTGATAGGTCGTTACCGAGCGTTCGATCATCACGGTACCGTCGCTGGCAACGGCCCAGGTTGCGATGCCCGAGAACAGCAGCGTGTTGCGGCTCGACAAGGTGAAGCGCTTCGGGATGGTCGGTGCTTTGACGCCGGTCAGGCGCAACGTCTGCCAGGGACGTGCTGCATCCTCGCGCACTGAACCGCTGGCCTGCGCGGTCCATGCCGCCGCCCATTCCCAGGGTGGCGTTGGCGATGCATCAGAACCAATCAACGTAACGTGCCGATCGTTCCGGGTATCACCGAAGGCGACCAGTTCGGCCTCGGTTCCTGCCACGCCCGCAAAGACGTGCCCGTAGATCTGACGCGCCCACGACCAGCGCCCGTTTTCGTCATCCCATTCGGTCTTAAACAGGTTCAGGTTTGCGGTGTCGGCAAAGGCCGAGGCGACGAAATCGAATTCTTCATCCCCGATCGCAGCGAGTGCTGCAGTCAAATCCGGGTTCGTGGCACCGCCTGCCATCGGCACGATGTCAATCGTCAGACCGGCAGGCGTTTTCTCGCCGCCGATGTTGCCCAGATAGTTCAGGCGGATGTCGATGTCGTTGCCAATCGCTCCGCCATGTTTGGCAGTGATCGTGACTTCGCCAGCATCGTCGTCGGCAGCAGTAACCTGCATGTCCGTGTCGGCATTGATCGCTTCCATCAAAGCATCACCGACAACGCTTGCAAGATCTCCAGACGCGACACCGACACGAACGCGCCGACCGGCGATGTATGCAACCAAAGTGCCAGCAGCCGTTGCTGTCCCCGTGATCGTAATCGTGCCTTCAGCCTTGGTTGCGCCCCCGGCATCTGCAACCGGCAATGCCCAAAGTGTGCCGAAGCCATCATTGGCCCGGTAGGTCGCGATCATCGCAGCAAGTGCTGAACCAGCACCGAACGCTTCGCGCGCTTCGTCGATCGACGTGATGAGCATCGGCTCATTCGCGGGCGCTGTTCCCGCAGCCAGCATTTGTCCGATCATCAAAGCACGTTGATCGATCTGGAAACTGCTGGCCTGCGAGCCATCGACTTCCGCATAGAACAGCGGCACGCGGATGTTGGCTGGGATGTGGTTGAAGTTGACCATCGTATCCTCCAAAGAAAATGGCGACCGTCATGGTCGCCGCGTTAGGTGTTTCGTGTTCCGTGCAAAGGCGCTTCGATCAGGGCGGATCGATATCGATGTCGGCACCAATCTCGACCCGGCCATCGGGGCCAGGTGACATCACATTCGGATCTGCAGGATCGACCGTGTCGACGCGCAGGTTCATTTCCGTGAAGTCATCGAATTCGGCCTGATAGCCATCGTCCTGCGTGGTCATGACAATCTCGCGTGAGAAATCGAACTGGTATCGATATTGCCCGCGATCCATCTCGATCGGTTCGCCACCATCCGGTGCGAACGGCGTCGCGTCGCTGTCCGATTGCCACCCGACGATCGCCCGCCATATCTCAGCGCGAATTTCGTGCAGAGCGTCGTAGTTCTTAATGCCTTGATGGCCTTTAAGATCCTGCACCACGATGATCGCCATGCGTTCAAAGATTTCCGCACGGATCAAATGGCTGGTTGTGATGCTCTTGATCTCTTCATCGAGCGGGAGCACGAACGCCACCGGCGCTTCCGGCGTGGAGTCCTTGATCGCGGAGAATTCGCCAATTCCGTACACGCGCCCGTCGAAGATCGGGCATCGATCCCGGAGCGCTTTAACGATCGGAGACAGTTTCATTTCTTCACCTTCAGACTGCGCTCTGCTGCGCCTGTCAGACCACGCTCAACAGTGGGTCGCTCCGCTTCGATCGTTCTGTCAACGAACGGACGCGCCGCCATGTTCTTCGTGCTGTGCTGCAGGAACCGGCCATAAAAACCGTCTCGGTTGCGAGGGCCACCTTCGCGCGCACCAACCCAGAATCCGACGCCGTCACCCTTGACCTGCTTGATTCCGATCGAGCGACGTAGCGTTCCGCTTTTGCCGTGCGGATCCTGGCCCGCGTTCGAAGCGCTCTTTGACCGTTTGATGCGCCGTTTCATGGCGCGGGAGGTGTGCTGTGCCATGCGCCGCACTTCGGGCTTCATCTCGGCACTGTCGAAAAAGATGCGCTCGGCCTGGATGCGAACGCGGAAATTCATTGCCAGACTTTCTCCGCAGGTTCGAACAGATCAACTTCTGAACGATCTCCCAGCAGTTCCAGCATCGCTATCGTGAACCGGCGCATGCCCGACAGATCGGTGACACGTTTGACCTTGTATCGTTGGCCTTCGAACTCCACGACATGTCGCGTCGTCAGATCATCGCGATACCTGACCGTCATGCGATGCGTGATCGTGTCTCCGGTCTGAACCGAGCCTTGCATGATCGTTTCGCCGACAGGTTCCAACTTAGCGAAATCCGAGCCGACCGGCGTGAACTCTGATCTGACACCGGAATCGCCGGTTGGCTGATCCTTGACCGTGAAAATCTCGACACGGTCAT